GCATCTAATAATATTAAATTAGCACCACTATCCTCATCTGGATAGAATATACCCCATGTTGTAATGGCACTATAGTCTGCTGTTTCTTTTTTAAGAAAAGCTGTATCGTAAGATTGTATAACATGATGTAGCTGTGGAATATTTTCATCATTATAAATGCGCCACCATTCTCGTTTTAATATTGCACCTTCCTCACTAGTTGGTTGTTGCATCCACTGTGCGTTCCATTTAGCAACAGGTAGTGTTGCTTTTACTTTCTCTAATTCATCTTGCTTCCAATATTCAGGCCATACTGGTCCGTGGTCCAAGAGCGCTGGAAATTCGACCACGTGCCATTGATCAGCTTTTACTTCAGCTTGGTTCTTGACCAACATACCTGTTAAATCTTTTGTAGACCATCTAGTCATAACTAAAACTATTTTACCACCAGGTTGTAAACGCTGACGTGGACCTGATGTGTACCATTCGTAAGCCGACTCTAGTGCTTTACTTGACATTGCATCTTGTTCCGAGTGCGGATCATCTATAATTAATAAATCTGCACCACGACCCGTGATTGCACCGCCAACACCAGCTGCGAAATATTCACCGCCATCAGATGTCTCCCAACGTCCTGCTGCTTTAGAATCTTCTTGTAATTGTGTTTTAAAAATTTTTGCGTAGTCTTCTCGATCGATTAGGTTCTTTGCTTTACGACCGAAACGTATTGCTAGTTCTGCCGTGTGCGTTGCTTGAATGATCTTGAGCTTTGGATCACGGCCCACCATCCATGCTGGCAGAAGATAGGATGCAAATTCTGATTTGGTATGCCTCGGCGGCATATTAATGATTAGCCGGTTTATTTCACCCGTAGCCAATTTATTAAATTTATCTGCGATGTGTCTGTGGTGGGACCCCTCTACAAAATCAGGCCATACACATTTAACAAAAGATAAAAAGTCATTCTTAGCTTTATTCTGTATCTTTTTTTCTGCGTGCATGACTTGAAGTTTTTTGAAGGTCTTCCTAACATCTGCAGGTAATTTTTCTATATTTACCTTATTCAAGTCCATGGTACCAATATGTTTTCAGTATACATGAATGTGTAAATTAAGCAATACAACCTAGAGTAGTGGGACCCCTTTTTACAAAAAAGGGGGGTCGGGGCACAACCTATAATTGATTTTTGGATTTGATTCGGGACCCCTGGCGCGTTAGCGCCAGAGGTGTTCATATGTTAGTCTAGAAGTACCATGTAAGCTTTGGCATTATGCTTACGAAACCAGTCTATTTGTTTTTGCATTAACTTCCAATGCTTGCTGCCACCTGTGCCAAGTTCCTTGTCCTCTAGTGTTGCCATTATCTCGTTTAAGAAAATAGCATCATGAATCTTGGCTTCTTGTTTAGTTAACATAACAGACTCACCATTAAATCTATTACGTCTTTCCTCGGTTCTATTTCTAACAACACCATCGTCGTCAGCGGCTTGTTCCAACTCGTCTATCGAGTGGTTCCACCATGCTTTATTTATTTTTGTCATATGATCCTTTCGTTATGGTCCTATACTATCCTACATTCCTTTCGTTGTCAACCTCTATTTTTGTATTTGTCCAACTATACCCATATTCAGTTGTATGTTTAGTTTTTACAGGGTCATTGATTGGTGTTTCAAGACACTCAGTTCTTGGATATAAATTAATAAATTCAGCCCAATGTTCGTGCATAAATTCATTCCAACAACCTTGACTACAAAAGTTAGACCAGACATTGTTTGCGTTCCAATTATTCTGCGCAATCTTTCTGGTCCTTAAAACCTTTGAACCTTTGACACCTCTTATCCTGTCCTGTGTTTTATGTTCATGGCACTTGGGACCATGACACCAATTATAGTCAGTCATTATGTTCTAACTTTCCAACTTGTTGTTGCCGTTCTATAACCATGAGCGTCTAGGTCATAGTACACATAATAAGGAACGCCTTTTTTAGATGTTCCGTATCTTGACTTTTCATCATGTTTGCCACGTCTAGTTATATGTTTTTTATCCTTGTTTGAATAATAAACTATATAAAATTGTTTGTTGTTTTCCATGTCTTTCTCCTTTGTTAGTTAG